CTATATAATTTTATTATATAATTTTAGAACATATAAAATATAATATTAAATTAGGCACGTAATATAATATTATATTAGCTACGTAATTTTAATTAGGTACGTAATTAAAATTAGCTATGTAATATATAATATAATTAGCTACGTTATGCAGAAATTGGAGCTTGAAATTAGGGATTTGACAAAGTGAAATTTACGTGCTATAATGCAAGTGTTGAATTTGATAATCAAGAAAGGACAGTGACGTTGAAATGAAAAATGCAGAAAAGGTTTTAGACCGATTGAAAAACATTCAGAACAGCTCAAAGAATTTGGGTTGGGGTGTGTCTGAATATTCTCCGTTGATGAAAATTCCTGAGGAGTATGAAAATTCAGAAGTTGAGAGCCAGTGGGTCATTGTTGTAGGACATAACGTGTACAGGAAAATGCACACAATGTTTTTGACAGCGTTTAGTGATGGGACTTATATCCTGAGTTGTGACTTAGATAAGGGATATGGACGTGAATTGTTTTCTGATATACTTGAAAAGATTGATGATGATGACACGTTGGTACTGACTGTCCTCTGCTTATTGAAAGAGTGGTTTCCAGAGGTAAGGAGGAGTGACTTGGTATGAGAAGAGTCCCGTTGAAAGGAGAGCCTAATTTTTCAAACCTTACTGATGAACAGGTGAGACAGTACAAAAATATGGTAACAGACCTGATAGGTAATTTCAGTGAGTTGCCTGATGTGACCTCTGCACTTGAAGTAGCTTGGAAGTATTTGAGTGAAGAGTGTGTAGAGAGGACTTGTAAACAGCCTGAGGTAGAAGTGGTAAGTGATAAGTCCTTGAAGTTGACAAAGAAAAAGCTTGTGAGAAGTCCTTTAGGACGTTTACGTAAGTGAGGACTTGACAGAAGTTTTAACGTGTGCTATAATAAGCACGTTGATAAAGTCAGTGAAATCCTGACAATGACGGAATTACTTGTTGAAAGAGGTAAGACTTAAAGTTTTACAGTAGGTTTAACTCCTGCAATTCCGACCAACAGGTTTCCTTGACCTGTAACTTGCCAAAAGTCCTTTTTAAGGCAAATTCAACAGAGTTACCCGAACTTGAATAAAAAGTTATTTATTACTCCTTAAACAATAATGGGTTTGAAGTGTGTCATGTTCATGTAAATAAATTTGGATTTACCTCCGTTATCAAGTATTTCCAATTTAGTTTGGGTAACTTATGCAGATATAGTTTAATGGTAGAATCTCTGTTTTCCAAACAGAATGCGAGGGTTCAATTCCCTCTATCTGCTCCAAAAGATAAATAGTAATGAGGTTTATGAGAAAGGTTTCTAATAAGAGGTGGTCTCATGAATCAATAGTCTGTGGAAACAAATTTCCGTGAGGTTATAAACGCTAAATCGTTTATATAAAACATTCTCGTGAGTCTGGTGGTGGCTACCTAACCAGCAAGTAAGTGGAAAGCTTACAAACTATTTATCTTATCTATGCTACTGTGGTGGAATTGGCAGACACAGAGGACTTAAAATCCTCAGTCAGAATAAGACGTATGGGTTCAAGTCCCGTTGGTAGCACCATATGGCAGTAATTTCCTCTCACTCTTAGTTACTGTCTATAAACATTCTCATACAGTGTTGGCACATTATGTATCGGGAATAAGATTATATCTGAAAATCAGAGGTTATATCTTATAGAAAATAGTCCCATGGGTTTGTTTCCTGTGGGATTATTTTTTATTTGTGTTTTCCACTCAAATGTGTTATACTGTGTTTAGTGCTTATATGCTAATAAAATCTTAGGAGGTTTAAAATGAAGATTAAAAGAGCAAAGGTACGCAGGTTTATTGAAATGTTTCTCACTATAGTCATACTCATATTTTCAGGGGCTTGCTTAGTATTTGGTGTATGTGCTATCTCGGAAGATTTTAATGAGGTTGAAAATGTTGAAGTTATATATCCTCAGGATAGCAGGTATTCCAGAATTTTAAGTACTACAAGTACAACCGAGGTAATTACCACTACCTATACAACTACGACTACAAGTGTAACCACAACATCAATGGAGACGTCCTTAACAAGTCCTACAACAGAGGTTACTACTACTTGTACAGAAATTATACCAGATGAAGTGGAAGAGCCTAAAAATGACCTTGTAGAGCCTGTGAATGACTATGTAGAATTTGAGGAGGTAAAGACAGAAGAAGTAAAATATAATGGGATAACACAGCAGGAGTATGATATGCTTGTGCTTACTGTTTACCTTGAGGCAGGAAATCAAACACTTGACTGCAAAAAAGCAGTAGCAAGTGTGGTGTTAAATCGTGTAAACCATAGTGACTTCCCAAGTACGGTTTATTCAGTGCTTACTCAGGAAAACCAATTCACGATAAATTTTAATCGAACTGACACACCAGGAGCTGAGTGTTATGAGGCAGTAGACAGTGTTTTAGAATACGGTTCTATTTTACCACCAGATGTTCTTTATTTTTTTGCAGACTATTGTAACAACAGTTGGCTTTGGTCTCGTGAGCAGTACATAAAATATGGAAACACTATATTTGCATATTAAGGAGGAATTTATATGCTAAACGTTAATGGACTTTATAGACACTTTAAGGGTGGATTTTATATTGTGAAAGAGATTGCACAACTTGAGTCCTCACCTGATGAGGATAACAAAATGGTGGTTTACACTTCCGTTGAAACAGGAAAGACTTGGTTAAGACCTTTGAATCAGTTTTTTACAGATGTTTCTGACAGAGATGATAATGTAACAGGTCAGACTTATAGATTTGAACTTGCAACAGACCTCAGAGGTATTATGTCATTCATGAGTACTAAAGAAATTGTTGAGGAGCTTGAAAATAGACCTGACAACCCTTATGATGGACTTAAGACCCTTGAAGAAGACCCAGATGTTTGGGACGTTAAGTTTATTCTTGGAAGACTTGTAGAAAAGTCATCTCTGAAAGGTGAAACTGTTGAGGAATTTGTACCTATTACAATGAATGTTTGGGACACTATTGAAGAAGCACAGAGATATAGGGACATTCATTATGCTCATAGACCTTGTGTAATTGCAAGAAGAGTTACAAGAAAGGTAGTTGAATATTAAGAGACAAGGAGCAGGTCAGTCTTTTGACTTGCTCTTTTTATTATGTTATACTATAGTTACAACATTAAGTTGAATTTAACGCTGAAATGAGGTTTTTAAATGATTGATGTAAGTACACAAGAAGTAAATAAGCAAACTAAAGAGGTTGTACGTATTGTTGATGTTTCACCAACAGAGGGTATTCAGCTTCTCAGAGAAAAAGCAAATGGTATTCAGAATGAATGTTATGATGTTATGCTTAAAGAGGTTTCTTATGAAAATCTCGCAATTTGTGCCGAGGATGGAGACTTTGTAATATTTTTTAAAACAGCAGATATGGGAATAGTCAGAGAGTTTTTAAGTCGTTATGCTTTAGGTCAGTTATGTAGTAAGTTAGGTGTACCTGTTAGATACATTGAAAAATGTATTAAAGCGGACCAGAATGTTCTTGCAAATAAAAACCTTAATACATGGATTGAAGACTATAACAAAGACTTGTTTTTAAGGATATACCAACACAAAGTAAGAGGTATATTGAGTAATCGTTATAGTGTTCTTGACACTCCAGATATTATTGATGTAATAGATGAGTCCACAAAGGGACTTGACCTTAAAGTTAAAGGTTACTATATGTCAGAGGAACGATTTCACGCAAGACTTGTACAACAGCATATGATGAAAATTAATGGAGAAGACCTATATGCCGGTATTCAAATTGACAGTTCTGATGTTGGAAGAAGTCCTTTGAATGTTATGTTCTTTATATACAAGCAGGTATGTACTAATGGACTTGCAGTAGCAAAAGGACGTGGAAGTCTGTTCACACAAAGACATATTAGTATTTGTACAGATGATTTTAGGGAGCAGTTAAGTCAGTCTTTAAAAACCTTACCAACCCTAATTTCGGAGTATGAGCATATCATTCAAAGATGTGCTAATCAGTATACTCTTATGGGAACAAAGTATTTTAGTGGTAAGGACGATTTTGATACTGTACTAAAGGAGTTTATTCAGAAAATTCGATATAAGACTAATCTTACAGAAGATGGGGCTAAGAAAGTTGTAAACCTTGTTGGAGAAAAATATGGACCATCAGACTGGGGAGTTGTGAATGCTCTCACAGAAGTTGCACAGAACTATACCCTTGAAAGACGGATTGAGTTGGAGAAGATTGCAGGAAGTCTGTTGAAAGTAGTTTAAAAGTGTGCTATAATGTTCTTAAGTCATTTAATAAAGTAAGAGAGGTATTTAATGATGAAAACACTAAACAGTTCTTTAATAGGACTTAAAGAAAGACTTCTAAGTGATTTGAGGATGTTAGATATAGACACTAAAGGGTTTGAGTTAAGTCTTAGACCCTTTAGCAAGTCTTATTATGGAAGATATGACCCTAAAATAAAGACTATTATTGTATATGCTTATTCAGACAAGGAACTTACAAACCTTTACCCTTATGGACAACTCTTTGAAACTCTTGTACATGAAGTCGTACACCACTTACAGTGGGTTAACCCTGATTATGCCAGAGTAAAAGGTGTAATGCACAATGAGGAGTTCTATAAAATGTACAATAAATTTATAAGAGTATATAAAAGAAAGTTGGTGTTTAAACGTGTTAAGACTTTTGCAGAAGTTCGGAGTTGCTCTGCTTAATTTTACAACAGGGACTCTTCAAAGACTTCTAACTCTTTTGAGCTTATTAATTCCTGTTGTGGGGTGTATATCTTTTTTGTATGGTATGTACTCCCGAAGTCTTTTTTATTGTGCTTTTGGTATTTTAGGTTCCATATGCTATGTATATGTTAATAAGCAAACTTAAGGAGGTAATGAAATTGCAGACAGATAAGAGTATTTTTGAGTCTTGTACCCTAACTCAGGTAATAGATATGCCCGTGAAAGAGTTTGATAAAGGTATTGCAGAAACTAAGCTACCTTTAGGTGACACTTTGAGTCTTAAAAATTTGTTGACAGCTAAGTATGAGCAGGCTAACGCATTCAAGGAAGCTCTCATTAAAGACTTTAATGATATTACAGATGAAGTTCGGAAGAAAGAGATTACTACTTGTGTTGAGGGTCTTTTAGCTAAAATGATGAGTATTGAGTATAAGGTATGTTGTCTCAATAAGAGAGTGGAAAAACTTACAAAGGACGTTTGACGAATTAAATCTGATGTGTTATAATAATGATAGTGAAAACCACTACACAAAATAAATAATTTACAGGAGGAAAATCTAATGAACAACGAAGTAATTATTAAAGGTCTTACACAGATTAAGGAGGGAATTGACGTTATTTTGAGCGTTATGGGTGATGTTGAGCCTACTCTTGAAAAAAAGTCAGAATCTAAAAAGTCTGAGGTAAAGACTTCAAGGAAGTCCACAGAAGTGGAAAAAGCTAAGTCTGGAAGTTCTGAGTACACAGCAGAAGAACTTGATGGTATGACTTACAATGACCTTAAGAAACTTGCAAAGACTTTAGGTATTACAGCAGTAGGTAACAGAAAAGAGATTACCGCTAAGATTCTTTCAGGTGAAGTTGGAGAGGTTGTTGAAGAAGCAGAAGAGGTTGAGAAAAAGAAGTCTTCCCCTAAGAGAAAGTCTGATTCTGCAAAGGTTGTAAAGAAGTCTGAACCTGAGGAAGAAGATGAGGAAGATGAAATTGAAGATGACACTGATGAGGAAGAAGTTGACCTCGTTGAACAGCAGGTTCTTGATGCTACAGAAGACATGGAAGATGATGAAATTCGTGAGTATCTTGAAGATGTAGGTATTTCCCCTAAGGGCAAGAGACAGTCTCTTATTGCTAAACTCGTTCAAGCAGTTAAGGATGGGAAGATTGATTTTGATGATGCTGACTCAGATGAATCCGAAGATGAGGATACTGATACTGAGGACACAGAAGAAGACACTGATGTTGAGGACATTACTGAAACAATGACAAAGAAGCGTAAGAAAGCTTATTTGGAATTCTGTGATGAAACAAGAGCATCTGTTGAAGATGGAGAAATTACTCGTGAAGACCTTATTGAGTTCCTCAATGACTTTAATGGTACTAAGGACAAGATGAAGAAAGTCTCCACTAATGACCTTGTGGAACAGTACCTCATGATTTCTGCAAACCTTATTGATGATGATGGAAATGTAGTCGAAGAGGGAGCATACACAATCAATGATGAGCCTTACTGTTGTGGTAAGCCTCTTAAGTATGACGAGGACGAAAATAAGTTTATCTGTGAAGTGTGTGGTGAAGAGTATGAGGGCGAAGATGAATAAATAAACCTTGTATAATATTAGCGAGGGTAGATTGACTTTTCAATTTACCCTCTTTTTTGAAAAGTTAAGGAGTGATTTTGATGTTTAATACTCAAAATGATGCGATTTTGAATTTAATGTCAGGTGTTACAGATGAAGCTTATGATATTGGTACCCTTATTGCCTTGTGTGACAGTCCTGATGTTAGGTACTCAAAAATTGAAAATAAGAATACTGTTATCTCTTCTGTGAAATTTTTTACAAGAACCTATGAGGGAAATTTTGTAGTTGTTAGTAAGCAAGAGAATGAGGCTTTAGTTTCAAGTACACCTCTAGACATACCCGATAATGGAATCTCATTTAATGAATATTTTGTGATGTGTGCAAAGATGTTTTTAACGGAAACACTTTTCCCCAATAACAAATCCTCAGAAATTGGATTTAGTGTTATTCCTACGCCATTCGGTGTTATAAGAAAGTCTGATGGGAAGTTTGAAGCAGTTTTTCAGTTAGTTCTTAACATGAGGTTAGCACCATTTACACTAAAGTTATCTGACAATTTTAGATTAGTTTATGTAGACTCTTTAAAAGATATGGAGAGTTTTAAGAATATCTACAAGCAGTTTAGAAAGACTAAGGAGGTAGATTAAGATGATTATTAAGACTGAGGACATTACTCACCATTCAAAGAGAACGCAAGCTGAAAACATTGAAAAGGCAGGAACTGCTTATGATGTGGTAATGCAGAGAGAAGCTCTATCAAAGTCAGGTGTAGACTATTCTCCTAATGCTAATGCTGGAGGTGATGTACCTAAGACTATTACGCTTGAGTCTGCTATTACATACTTTAGGAGTCATGCAAGTGGAGATAAAAGTGCTTTATACACAATGACTGCTGATTGGTTGGAAAAGTATAGGACAGCCTCAAGAACAGCAATCAATAAAATGTTGGCTGAGTCAAAAGAAACAGCAGAGGATGTTTTAACTGTTACTATGCCGAAAGAGGTAAAAGAGTAATGTTTAATGTTGTAAAAGACAATGGTAAGTATTTTCTTACAGATGATTCTGGTGAGTATTTATCACCTTATACACCTAAGTACACTGACTGGACAGAAGAAGACTATGCAAATTCTGACCTTAAGTGGTGTGAGCCTATGACAGCACACGCACTTGAAGATGATGAGGGTCAAAACCTAGCTTTAAGTGATGAAGAAAACTTCATTGAAGAGAAGTTTGACGGAACACGTGGAACACTTCATATATTAAAAAATGAGTGCAGGATTTTCAGTAGACGTATAAGCAAAAAGACAAACTGGTTTACAGAGAATACTGATTCACTCCCTCAGATAAGAGAAATAAATATTCCTGAATTAGATGGAACAATAATTGACGGTGAGTTATTTATTCCCAATAGACCCTTTAAAGACGTATCAAGCACCTTAAACTGTAAGTGGGACAAAGCTATTGACCGACAAATTGAACTAGGAGGAATTGTATTACACGCCTTTGATATTCTTTACTATAAGGGAATTAAGCTTGAAAACATGAGACTTGAACGCAGGAAGTATTACTTGCACAGAGTCATTGAAACACTTAACAAGCATGGGGTTTGCAGTGTAGTGGAAGTACCTTACTTTAAGTGTGGTAATCATAATGACATAGTTATTGATAGACCTGCTGAGTTGCTTAAGAAAATAAAAGGGTTTGATAAAAAGTACCCAACATTACATAAGGATATTACTAAGTCAAAAAGTCCTTTAAAAATGCAGTTGTCACCTAGAGGTTATTATGAGTATATTGTAGCCACTGGAGGTGAGGGAGTAATTATAAAGAATAAAGACTTTAAGTATGTCCATAAGCGTGATAAGGCATATCTTAAAATCAAAAAATTCTACACAAGAGAGTGTGTGCTTTTAGGTTTTACTGAGCCAACTAAGTACTATGATGGAAAATTCCCTAATGACAGTTGGGAATACTGGGAAGACCCTACAGAACACTTAGTGTCTAATGATTGGAGCAGTCATTCAGCTAAAGAGCTTTTAAGTAAGGGTTACAAGCCTATTACTAAGTTTTATTTCAAAAACTGGGTAGGTAATATGATTTTTGGAGTCATAATTACTGATGAGGAAATTAAAAAACTCCCAAAAAATAAGAAATTCAATATACATGAAGTGCCTATACAGGTACAACCTTGTAATGACATGGGGGTTTATAAATTCCTCGAAGTAGGTGAGTGTTCTGGTTTTGATGATGAGTTGAGAGCCAAACTTTCACATTATAACTATGTTGGAAGAGTTATTGAAGTTAAATGTAATGAGGTTTTCAAAGACACAGGAAAACTTAGACATCCACGTTTTCTTAGATTTAGAGATGATAAGGACTTATCAGTATGCACTTACCTAAACCACATTACGGAGTGATTTTATGATAGCTTATTATAATATAACAGCGTCTGTGACTCTTTACATTAAGGAGATTATACATGACTGTGAGGACTATGTTAAGTTCTTTATTAGTGATAATGAAAGAGGGGAGAGTTCAAGAATACATAAAAGCCAAATAAGATATACTACTAAAGGCAGTCCTTATTTTATTTGCAATAGAAGACGTGTTTATTTGGACGAATGTATTAAAATAAAATAACCACTGGACTTATTTGAAAATATGAGTTATAATAGAGTTGGACGAGAGCGTTCAGCTCTATTTTTATGGGTGGGTGATAAAGTGCTGAGAAAAAGTGATATTAAAGCGGAAATTAAAAAATTCTTGAAAAAGACTGAAAAGAGGTTGAAAAGGTTTATATTAGCACCATGTAAAGCTAACTGTGGTAGAGTTCCTACTACTGAGCTTGTAAATATAGTGTTTAACTTTTGTGAGTTATACTCCGGAAGAACTTTTTATCCTTATCAGGAACAGTTTTCAAAAAGAATTATTAGAAGTGTGCTTGAAAATGATGGAGAAGAATTAACGGCTTTATTTGCCAGACAATCAGGTAAGACTGAGACTAATGCAACTACTGTAGGAGGAATGATGATAATACTTCCACAGTTGGCTAATATGCCTATGTTTGCAGATGACAAAAGATTGCAGATGTTTAAAGACGGACTGTGGGTAGGAATTTTTGCTCCCTCCTTAAGACAAGCACAAACAGCTTATGGAAGACTCAAGTCACGTTTGCAGTGCAAGAATGCTAGGGCAATACTTGAAGACCCTGAGTTTAGATTAGAGTTCAGTACTTCAAACGGACAGACTGTAGCACTAACTAATGGCTCTTTCGCTACTGCTATATCTGCAAGTGATGGTGCTAATATTGAGGGAGAGTCTCTTAAGCTTATTATATGTGAAGAAGCACAGGATATTTCTAATTTCAAAGTTAGAAAATCAATTCACCCTATGGGTGCGGCATATAATGCAACTATTGTAAAAATTGGAACAGCAACAACTTTTAAAGGTAATTTTTATGAAGCAATCCACAGAAATAAAGCTAATCAAGAATCAAGGAAGTCCCATATAAAAAATCACTTTGAATATGATTGGAATATTGCCGCTAAATATAATCCTAACTATGCTAAGTATGTTGAAAAGGAAAAGAAGAGACTAGGAGAAAAGTCCGACGAATTTAGAATGTCATACTGTCTTGAATGGATAATTGAAAGAGGAATGTTCATAGACATAACTAAGTTTGAACAGGACAATACTGAACCACTTCTTGAAAGGTCTTTTTATGACAAGAGTGCTAACCATGTTGCAGGTATTGACTTAGGTGGTAAGGGTGATGACACTATTATCACAGTAGTTGAAGTAAACTGGGATATGCCTGTATCTGTAGACTCCTTTATCAATGAAAATGGTGAAGAGGAAACATACACCACATTCAATACTTATTTGAAAGACTGGTGTTGTATATCAAATGAGCCTGACTATGAGGAACAGTACCCTTTAATTGTTGACTACCTAAACCACTTTTTACTTGCTAGGGTAGTGTGTGATGCAACAAGAGAAGCATCCATATCACACAGATTGAGGGCAAATTTAAAATGTGAGGTAATACCTTTTATTTTCACCACTAAGTCTAAGTCTGAGGTGTATAAACATCTTGACAAAGAAATTGTGTCAGGTCGTGCGAGAATATGTGCAGGACCTAATACAGTAGAAACTAGAGAGTACAAAGATTTCATTCAACAGCTTGGTGAGTTACAAAAAGGGTGGAGTGGTACACATATGGTTGTTTCACACCTTACAGATAAAGACCATGATGACTACCCAGACAGTTGGGCGTTAGCTGTTTGGGGAACAAGCTTTAAAGGGGAAGTAAATAACACTGAAACAGTCACAAACAAATTCACTGCAAAGAGTAATAGCCAAATAAAGGGTGTACGCACCCGAAATAGAATCACTGCAAAAAGGAGATAAGTTATGTTAGGTTTTGAAAGAAAACGTGATTTCAGAGATTTTATTGACATTGGTGCTACTGTAACACAGTTGTCTACGGAGCTAGATGACTTACAGTTAAGCCGACTTAAGAAGATTAAAAGATATTGGAATTTTTATGAGGGTTATCACTGGGAAGAAATGCCTGATGTAGATACACCAGAAGTAACAGTAAACTACTGTCAGGCATTCATAAATAAATTTGTTTCTTTTGAGTTAGGTAAAGGATTCACTTTTACTCCTCATGAACTTACAGAGGACGTGATTGTGACCCCTGATGGGAGAACATTATTTGAATACCTTGAAGATGTGTGGGAAGATAACCACCAGTATGAGTTTGCTACTGAATTAGGACAGATGAAGTCTGTAACAGGAGAGGCTTGGGTACAAGTAAGATACTTTAGTACTCATGAAATTGATGACCCCTTTGGTGAATACCCTGATGGAAGACTTAAGCTTTTACTACAACCTACAAGTGTGGTGTTCCCTGAGTATGACCCTCACCAAAAAGGTGTGTTAAAGAGGATTACCCTTGTTTATCAGTATTACGATTATGAGAAGACGGGAATATTTGGAAAGACTAAAAGAACTTTAAAGACCTTTAAACAGATTTGGACTAAAGATGAGTGTGTCACTTATGATGGAAAGACAGAACCTGTGGTTGTACCTAACCGTTATGGTGTTATTCCTTTTGTACAGATTAAGAACTCAATACTTGCCGGACGTAATGATGGAATAAGTGATATTGAGTGTATTATACCCATGAATGTGGAGTATAACTTAAAGAAGTCAAATGTTTCTGAGATTTTGGACTATCATGCCGCACCAGTAACTTTAGTGTATGGTGCTAAGATTGGTAATCTTGAAAAGGGAGCAAATAAACTTTGGGGAGGTCTTCCTAAAGATGCTAAAGTTGAGAATTTACAACTTGATGGGGATTTAGGTGCAAGTAATAACTATCTTGAAAGTCTTAAGCTTGAAATGTGTGAAGTTGGTGGTGTGCCTGAAACAGTGTTAGGTGGAGCACAGTCAATAAGTAATACCAGTGGTGTAGCTTTACAGTATATGAATTTACCACTTATTGAAAAGACTCAGGTAAAGAGACAAGTAACTGAGGTAGGACTTGAAACACTTAATAAGCTTATTTTGTTAGTGTCTTTATTTGAGGGACTTGTGTTTAAACCTAAAGATATTGCACTACGTGACTTTCTGCATACTGAGGTAAATATTCCTGATACTCTTCCTAAGGACACTCTTCTTGAATTACAACAGATTCAGCAGGAATTACAAGCAGGACTTGAAAGTAGACGAGGAGCACTAGAAAGACTTGGACGTGAGGACATTGAAGCAAAGCTTCGTGAAATTGATGAGGATAGACTTAATCACCCTGAAATTTATAACCCAGAATTTAATAATCAGCCTCAGTTAAATTCAGGTATGACTAATGGACAAACACCACAAGAAGTACTTAATATCGAGAAAAATGGAGCTAATGTAGAAGACCCTGAGGCATAAATCAAACTTCTTATAGAAATTTCTTGTTACCCTCTTTACAAATTAAAGGAGATGTGATAAGATGTTATTATAAAATCAATTTGGAGGTAGAAAATAATGAGAAAATTTAGAGGTATGACAGCAGAATCAAAATTAAGAGCAGTGAAAAAGGCGATTTCTTTTATGTGTGCTTTAAATGTACACGCTGACGAGGTTAATGATGGTGACAATAAGACCAATGATGGTAATACACCTACTTCACCACAGATTAACTATGAACAGCTCATTGCACAGGCTCGTAAAGAGGAGAAAGATAAGCTTTACCCCCGTATCAGGAAGTTAGAGGAAGACAATGCAAAGCTTGTTAATACAGGCAATGACAATCTTATTAAGATTGGTGACTTGATGCAGACGGTATCTAAACTCAAAGCTGAACTTGAAAAATATGAGTCAGGTAATGGTGAAAAGTCAGAGGAAGTAAAGAACCTTGAAGCTACTATTGCAACACTGACTGCTGAAAATGAGAGGTTGAAAAATGAAACCCCTAATGAAGAGGAAATTAGAAAGCAGATAGAACAGGAGTATGAAGTAAAGCTTTATCTTACTGAACAGACTAATGCTAATAAGGATGAAATCCTTTCCTCTTTTATGCCCGAAGTACAGGGTAAGACTAAGGAAGAGATTGATGAGTCAATCGCAAAAGCAAAGGAGAAGTCCCTTGCTATTAAGAAAGAGTTAGGAATTGTTGATGAGGATGGAAAGCCTATAGAAAAGAAAAAGTCCTCTACTTCTAAGAAGAAGACGGAGACTACACCTACTGTCCCTATTACCCCTAAGGTGGCTAACCCTACGGGAGATGACCCTAACCCTAATTATGATGCTGATTATATCAGAAATCTTGACCCACGTTCTGATGAGTACAAGGAGTTCAGAAAGAGCCTTGGACTAAAGTAATTTTAAATCAAAAATCATTTATAATGGAGGTATTACTAAAATGAGTAAGATGACAAAAATTAAGAAGCTTCTTGGAGCTATCACACCTTTTGGAATGACCGTTCATGCTGATGTTGCGGTTGCTACAGAAACTGGTGCAACAAACGGTGGAACACTTTTCTCTGATGCAGTACGTGTTGTATACTCTAAGGAGATTGAATTTAAGGCACTGCCTAATATGCGTTTTATGCAGTTCGCACAGACAAAGACTGAACTTGGTACAGAACCTGGTCTTACAATCTCTATGCTGACTTACAATAACCTCACTCTTGGTGGTAAGCTTGAAGAAATGAAAAACATGACAACTCAGGCTATGAGTGGTTCTACAAAGCAGTTGACAGTAACAGAATATGGTAATGCTATTTCTGTTTCTGAATTACTTATTCAGTCTTCTTTTGATGACATTATGGCTTCTGCTACAACACTTCTTGGTCGTGACTATGCACAGGTTGTTGATACAGAGTTAAGAGATGCGGCATTAACTGGAACAAACATTGTTTATGCTTCTAAGTCAGACGGAACTGCTGTTACTTCAAGAGCTACACTTGATACCACTTGTAAGATGAAAGTGTCCACAATTAAGGATGCTATCGAAATTCTTTCTACAAACAATGCTCCTAAGGCTGTAGGTGGAACAGCTTGGATTTGTTTTGTACACCCTCACCAGTCAAGAGGACTTCGTGATGACCCTGCTTGGATTAATGCCTCTAATTATGGTGCACCTGAACAGTTATTCACCGGTGAAATTGGACGTATTGATGACTGTCGTTTTATTGAAACAACACTTATGTGTAACGGTGCGGCGGCTGAATCTGACCCTGCTTATGATGAAGCACTTGTAAAGGGGGCAGATAGTGGTAATGCCACAACAAACGTTTATCAGGCTGTTCTGTTTGGTGATGCTTATTATGGTATTGCTTTTGGACTTCCTGTTGAACTTCGTGACAACGGTGTTGAAGACTTTGGAAGAAAGAGAAGCCTTGCTTGGTACTCAATTTTTGGTGTAGGTAAGCTTCATGATGAGTATGGTGTAGTTATTGAAACTGCATAATGTCACAAGCAAAATAAATTTAATGCTGAAAGGAGAGTAGTATAATGGCAAAGACTTTTAAGCCTAAGACTACAGGTATTACAGTAGATGATGAAAACACTACTGGGGACAGTGTTGAAGTAGTCTCAGATACAAAAGAGGAGAGTGTTGAAAACCCTGTTGAAACTGTTGAAACAGTGGAGACAGAAACTACTCCTGATGATGTTCAGGTAAACCTTAATGTGGTACAGAAACCTGCTGTTAAGAACGTGAAAATTCTCCCTAAGGAGAATCATTCTTGTTGCATTGGTGGTGTACGCTATTTCCTTAAGAAAGGTGTTCATACAAACGTACCTCAGGAGGTTAAGGACATTCTCAATAAGTCAGGTCTTTTAATGCCCCTCTAATTTAAGGGAGGTGTTCAGCTTTGACAGTTGAGCAAATGATTCAATTTCTCCGATTGTCAGTATATGTTCAAGATAAGGATAAGGTCGTCACAGTTGATGAACAGTATTTGTGTATGACTGATGAGGACTTACTCCTTTATCTTAACCTCGCTTTATCACGTAATTTTTCAGATGTCCCATCTTTGGAGTACTTACCTGAGGATGCAGTTTATCCTATAGTTCTCTTAGCTAAAAAGGAGTTATACTACACTCTTGCAGTTAAGGAAGCTCCTCTGTATGACATAGGTGCAGATAATAACAACTACTTAAAGAGGTCTCAGAGATTCGACCACTATATGAAGCTGATAGCACAGGTTGACAGTGAGTATGATGACTGGATTGAAAATGGTGGTACTGATAATGGTACAGTAAAATCTTATAGTGTGACATTGAGTGACAGATATGGAACTCGTTATAACTATGAAAATGCGGCAGTTCCTACAGTAGTTCTCTACATAGGTAATATTACAGAAGACACAGTAGAGTTTTGGTGGAGTGTTAAGAACATAAGTAGGTTTTATAGATATAAAGTTTATGTATCTAAAGAGCCTATAGTGGACTTGTTTAATCTAAAATCTCACATAGCAAGTGGAGCAACACTTGTTGCTGAGATAAAGGACATTCATCAACTTCGTTGCAGAGTTACTGGTCTTGAACAAAAGACCACTTACTACATTGCAGTACAAGCTACTAATATGGCTTCACTTTCAGGTTATGCACAATATCAGATTGAAACAGGGCCATTTGAAGAGAGTGGTGAAGACAATGGCAGTTGATGAAAACAACAGTATACAAAAAGCATTTTTAGACGGAATTGAACTGGTATTCTCTTTAATGTTTACAACCCATTGCAAGATGTATTTCCTCAATGAGGAGAGTGTAGAAAAGGACATTTATGATGAGGTTGAAAACAAAAGTTATGGAGAGCCTGTCGATTTAGTAGCCAAAGTGATTTATGACCACCCTAAGGGTGAAGAGCCTGAGGAGACTGTTATTCGCAAAGCTACAATAAAGATTCCGACTAAACAGTTTATAGATAAGAAAATTTCTTGTTTATATGAAGCAGACTGGGAGAAATTCAGAAAAGCTAAGTTTGAATATGAGGGTACTACCTATTTAGTAGATGCAGTAAAGCCTATGACCCTTGTTGCAGATATTTGGCAATTTTTTGAGTTTTACTGTACCGAGGATAAAAAGAAGTCTATAAAGCAGGTGTAATAATATGAGAGTAAGTAAGTTCGGAGACTGGACAAGAGCAGGTGTTGTCCTACAAGCTCTATCAACCAAAATTACACCTGCTTTTTCTGTACAACTACAGGAAGATGGAGAGTTTATCTTAGAAAAGCTAAAAGGTCATATAGACTCACAAGATTTATCGTGGACTCCTCTTGCCGAGTCTACAATAGTCCTTAAGAATGGTGATGACACTGTTTACGTAGAGACAGGTTATTTAAGAGACCATTTAAAAGTGCGTAAGGTGAAGTCACCTAAAAGTGGTGTTACTTTCTTTATAGGTGCATCAGCTTGGGACAGAACACCTGATGGGGTTAAGCTTAGTGACCTTATGATTTGGCTTGAATATGGAACAGATAAAATCCCACCGAGACCCTTAATCCGTCCAACTATGGAAGAAGTAGAGTCTACTTTGAAAAGTAATTGGAAGAAAATAATTGAAGACCTGATTAAAGGAGGTAAGTGACTATGAGTTCGTCAGTGTGGTATGAACAGATTGACAAAGGTCTTATCGAATTTATTCAGAGTATTGTTGTATTACCCAATAGTGATGGTATTTCAGTTCCTGTGCCTGTTAGAGTTAGGAAAGCAGATGAAGACTTAAAGAAAGAAGACTACCCTATGGTAACTATCTATAACCTTTTTACAAGCAAACGTGATGAGGTTAGATATTATCCTTTTGATGTTCTTAGAGGTTACGACCCAGATACTGCAAAGGGTACTCTTGAAAAGACTGCTGTCCCTTACACCTTACACTACCAAATTGACTTTTGGAGTACACTACAGAGGGACATGAATGCTATGTTAGCTAAATGGGAGTTCTTAGTTAGTCGTGATTTTAATTTACCTGTTGTAGACAGTGGTGGTGTTTCAAGAACTGCACACGCTTTACAAAAGGGTGACATGAAAAAGACAGACAGACTTAATGGAACTGAGCGTATATTCCATTCCTCAATCACCTATAGAATTTGGGGTGAACTTGATGAGAATTTACGTAAGGAATGCAACATTGTAACTAACACAGAAATACCACTTACAGGAGTAAGTGTTTTGAAATAAGGAGGTACTAATTATGTATAAAGTTAAAGAAATCAAAGGCTTTATTTTTAGTGCAACTCTGACTGACGGTAGTGTTTTAACAATTCTCCCTTGTGAGGAAGCCACTGTTAAGAAGTCACAGATTAGTGACACTCTTGAAGAGGCAGTTAAGCGTGGTCGTGTTACTATGTCGGAGGTAACAGACACTAATACAACAGCTAAGACTAAAGAAAAAACAGGAGGTGCTAAGTAATGGCTGAATATTTAACCCCCGGTGTATTCGTTGAAGATATTACTCAGGTAGTTGATATGCCCTCAGGAACTATTCCTGCTTCTGCATTTGTAGGTGTAGCTAAAAGTGGTCCTGTAGGTGTACCCGTAGTAGTAACTTCTTGGAATATGTACCTTAACACATTTGCAGGAGGTCAGGAATCTGCATTCTTGACAAATAGTTATCTTGCTTATGCAGTATATGGATTTTTCCAGAATGGTGGAAAGCTTTGTTATGTTTTAAGAGTATCAAGCGGAACTGTTTCGAGTGATAACACAATTACTTATGCGGCTAAACCTGCTACTTCAACAGGTGATGATGCTTTTGCAAAAGCTTTTTCCGCTAAGTATGAGGGTGATTGGGGTAATAAGCTTAAGATTAAGTGTCCTAAATCAGGTGTTAATGAGACACTTGGTATTTTCACTTTACAGGTGTTACTCAATGATGTTATTGTTGAGTCTTGGGCTAATCTCGGTAGTGGAGTAAATGTAAAGGGTTGCTTTGCAGATGTTATTAACGCAGAAAGCCGGTTTATTGAGGTTACGGATATTACTGCTCCTGCTGACCTCAGTACTATGAAGAATGCAGATGTGAATATCACATTCTCAGGAGGTACTGATGGAGATTCAACAGTAAGTGATGCTATATATGAGGCTTCTCTCCACGCTCTTGACTTCTATGACACTATTCGCCTTGTAGCAATTCCTGGGGCAAGTAATGACTTACAGGTAGCTTTAGCTGAATATTGTACTGAAATGGAATACAGAATTGCTATTTGTGAGGGTGAAGAGACTGCAACTACTGCAAACCTTATTACTCTGAGGGAAAGACTTAATAACCTTAATGCAAACTTATATGGACCTTGGATTCAGGTTACAAATCCTCTGTCTTCAAGTGGAGCACCTATTAGTATTCCTGCTTGTGGACACATTTCAGGTGTTTATGCACGCATTTCAGACTCAAGGGGTTTTTGGAAAGCTCCTGCCGGAACAGAAGCAATCTTAAAGGGTGCTATCAATGTCACAAAGGTTTTCACTCAGAATGATACAGACTCTTTAAACCCTAAGGGTATTAATGCTTTACTTCCTAAACCTAATTATGGTGTTGTAATTTGGGGAGCAAGGTCTTGTAGAAGTGATTTACCTTACGCTTCGGACTTATATACTAATATCACCATTAAAAAGAATTGTTATGACCTTACACAGAAATACGTGTTTGAGCCTCATGACTCTTCACTTTGGACTAAGGTTAAGACTATTGTTCAGGATTACCTTAATGGTATTTATCAGCAGGGTGGATTCTTTGGTGACAATGCAGACCAAGCTTATTTTGTAAAGTGTGATGAGGAATTAAACCCTCTCTCCATAAGAAATCAGGGTAAGCTTATTTGTGAAGTGGGTTATGCAACAAAGAAGCCTGCTGAATTTATTATTTTCCGTATCAGTCATGAACTGACAACTGCTTAAGAAAGGGGTGTAAGAATATGTTAAAGAAACTTTTATCTGCCACACCTATTGTGGTACACGGTGCAAGGACTACCTCCCTTGACCCCTTACAGAAATACAAATTCAGATTAACTGTTCCTGGAATTCCCACAGAAATTGGATTTCAGAAAGTAAGTGGTCTTACTCATGAGGTAGGTGTAGCTGAATACACTGAGGGAGGTTATGATTATGCTCACAAACTTCCTGGAAAGCCTAAGGTTGGTGAAGTAACTCTTGAAAGAGGTGCTTATGCTGATAAGGACTTAGAAGAGATGCTTAAAGACACATTGACTAACCCTGATATGAGAGGAACAGTCATTATTGAGCACCTTGATAGGTATGGAAACGCAGGAAGAACTTACAAACTTGCAGAAGCTTGGGCTTCAAAGTGGGAGTCCAGTGACCTTGACTCTTCCTCAGATGATGTGGCAATTGAAAAGATTACTCTACAGTTTGAGTACTTCTTGGATGAATAAGGTATTTAAAAACTTATAAATACAAACCCTGTAAAATTAGTACTTGCTATTTACAGGGTTTTGTTATATAATAGGAGTAGAGGACTTTAAGTCCCTGATTTAATAGGAGGTAATATACTATGAAAGCAAGAATTGATAAGGACAGAGAAAGCAGAGATATTGAAATGGAAAAGGAATATTCCGAAAGCCTTTCCAATATCGCAGAAACAGCCACAGATGTAGGTGAAGAGAAAGTTTATTCTCTCCTTGCAGGTTATACAGACAATGACGGAATTACACATGATACATTTACACTCAGAGAAATGACAGGTGCTGATGAGGAATATGTAAACCGTTCTGATATTAAGAGTAATGGTGCAAAAGTTTCTACTGCTCTTCTTGCCCGTTGTGTAACAAGTATTGGAACACTCACAAGAAAGAGTGTAGGTGGACCTAAAGAGTGGGAAGATATTATTAAGCACCTTTATGTTGGTGACAGAGATGTAATGCTCCTTGAATTAAGAAGACTCTCTATCGGAGAAGAAATTGAGGTAACACATACTTGTCCTAATCCTGACTGTAAGGCAAAACTTAATACAGTAATCAATGTAGACGAACTTGAAATCACTGAGTTTAATGGTATTAATGAAATTCCTTTTGAACTCCCTAAGGGTTTTGTTGATAAAAAGGGTAATTTACATAAGACTGGTGTTATGAGAAGACCTAATGGTCTTGATGGAGAACTTCTTACTCCTATTGCAAAGAACAACATGGCAAAAGCAGAAACTGCTCTTTTAACACGTCTCTGCAAGTTTGATGACGGAGTGTACATTGATGATTCAGTTATGGCAAACCTATCTGTAAAGGACAGAAACTACTTACAGAAACAGCTTAATGACAATTTCTTTGGAGTTAATATGTCTGTTGATGTAATGTGTGACAGATGTGGAGAGTCATTCAAGGGTAATCTTAATCAGACAAATTTTATTTAAGCACCTATTTTGATGATGAATTTTCCCTAAGGTTTCCTTTTAAAAAGACCTTAGAGGAAATGCACATCTTAGCCTACTGTTACCACTGGGACAGAAATACCCTATGGGAACTCTCAACTCGTGAACGTAAAATGTGGGTTGGTATGGTGCTTACTCAGAAAAAATTGGAGAATGATAAATTGAAAATATAGTGTAATAAAAGACGTAATAAGGCAGAATCAAAGTTTTGGAGGTGAGACGTTTTGAATAACTTTGGTTTAGGACTTATCTTAAGTTTTACAGATAATGCTTCAAGTGGTATGCAGAATGCCACAAGGTCTTTTCAAGACCTCAATAATGCTACATCTAATTTCTCACAAGCTAACAATGTTGATTCTGCCTTATTACAAATTTCTTATGCGGCAGGAATTGTGGGAGATGACCTGTACAGAATAGGTGCAGGTATTACCTCAATGTTTACAGGTGTTATTCAAAAAGTTACTGAGGTTGGTACAACTGTAGCTACTGCACGTAGTCAACTTTCTACTTTATACCAAAGCGAAGAAGCAGGAGCACAGAAATTAAATGAAATTAAGGACTATGCTAAGTCCAGTATTTTTAATTTTGAGGACCTTATTCCCTCAGTCATTATGCTCAAAGCTAATGGTATTGAAGCCTTTGAACAGATTGCATCAAGTGCTTATTTAGCAAGTGATGGAATTGAGGGTTCAAGACAAACACTTATGGACTATGCCGCAGACCTTGCGGCATTTAATCCTCAAATGAAGAATGCATATGGTACTGGTGTTCAGGCGGCAATGGGTGCTTTGAATGAGTATATTGCAGAGGGAAATGCTATGTCTCTTAAGAGAGGTGCTTCACTTGACATTAACCAGTTAATTGGAGAAGACACAGCAGGAACTATTGAAGAGCGTTCAAGACAAGTTGCAGACCTTATTGAACAGTTAGGTATGGTAGGTATGACTGCTAATTTAGCAGGTACTCCTATGCAACGTCTTTCAAACGTGTCTGATATATTCTTTAATCTTATGTCTGACGTTTCTGATTCAGGTGTGTTTGAAAAATACTCGGAACTTATTGCAAAGTTTACTGACTATTTATTTTCTATACCAGATTCTGAAATTAAACAAATTGCGGAAGTAATTGCAGGTGCATTAGTAGATTTAATGTCTCCTCTTGAAAAAGTAATAGACCTCGGAATAAAGGCTGTTGACTGGTTAAGAGATACAGTAAAGGTCAACCCAGAGTTAGTACAGACCACTATAAAAACAGTAGCTGTAGGTGGTGCTTTTCTATTATTATCAGGTATAGTTCTTAAACTTGCCTCAAGCCTAGGACTTTTAAGAATAACCATTTCAGGACTGTTTAAGGGAAGTGCCTTAAGTAGTGGACTAAGTATGTTAGGACTTTTCAAGAACTTTATGATGGTTATAGCACCTCTCATTGCACTTGTAACCTTACTTAAACTTGCTTGGGACAGAAATTTCTTAGGAATTCAAGAGGTAACTAAAAATACCCTTGCAACTGTAGTAGATTCAATAAAGTTGGTGTTTGATGCCTTTGCAGATAACACTCTTTCAGAAGAAGGTTTTATAAGAGCCAAAGAACTTGGAATACTACCCTTTATTGAGGGTATATTACAGTTAAAATATCACTGGGAATTTTTTGTTGATGGATTTAAAAAGGGTCTTGACAGTTTCTTTAAAACACTTGGGGACATTCTTGTACGACTTGGTATTCTTGATGTAGATGTATCGGGTGCAGGGGAACTTATTGTAGCATTGATTGAGAAAATGACCGCTCCAGGAATGACAGACACTTGGGGGAACTTAGGAGAGATTTTAGGTGAAGTAACAGGTTGGATTCTTGTTATGATTACACTACTTCCTGTAGTGTTAAAAGGTATAAGTGCTATTACTACCCTTATAGGGGGAGCGTGGACTGCACTTAAATTTGTAGGTACTGTACTTGGAAAGATATGGGACGTACTCAGTTTAGTAGGTAGAGGTGCTAAATGGGTATGGACTGGTATTAAATCCATAGGTACTGCCCTATCAGGACTTAATTTTGCTTCTATAGGTGCATCACTGTCCTCTATAGGGTCACATATTGCGACCTTTTTCTCAACTATAGCAAGTGGTATAGGTAGTGTACTTACTGCCATAGGTTCTGTTGTAGGACTACCTGCTTGGGCTGTTGGGTTAATAATTGTTGCAATAGTTGCATTAATAGCCACAATAGTAATCTTTTGGGACGAAATTAAAGCTTTCTTTGGAAAAATAGGAAATGCTATTAAAGACTTCTTTGTAAATGCCTTTAATAAGTTGATGGAAATTCCTATAGTACAGAAAATTGTTGAAATGCTCCAAAAAGCTATTGGTGGTATTATAGATTTTATAAAGGGAATTATTGAGCCTGTTATACGTATCTTTACAACTGTTTATGAGGTGGTTAAATCCTTTATCACTAATGCTATCGCTATAGTTGTAGGTTTTGGACAATTAGTTTGGAGCATCATATCAGGGGTTTTCAATATCATTAGTTCAGTTGTAGGTGCTGTGTGGAATATTATTAAGTCTGTAGCAGGTCTTATAGGTAACATATTCTATGCTATATATGCAGTAATACGTACTATAGTTCTTGCAGTTATTTGGGTGTTCCAACAGTTATGGAATGGTATCAAGATAGGACTAGATTTTGTATGGAATATCTTTTCAACTGTATTCGGTTGGATTTATAACAACATTATATCACCTATTATTACTGCAATTAGCACCGCTTTTGAGTGGTTATGTACAAACGTATTCTCACCTGTAGGTGATTTCATCAAAGGAGTTTTTGATAAAGTTGCAGACGTAGTTGAATGGATTGGAGACAAATTCAGTACAGTGTTTGGAAAAGTCAAAGATTTCTTATTAGGAGTTTTTGAAAAAATTGATGCATTCGTCTCTCCTATTCTTGATGGTATTGCTGATGCTATTGAGTGGATTGGTGATATAATAGGTAAAGTAGTTGATGGTATAGGAGGCTTCTTTGGAGGTATTGGAGACTTCTTTATGGATGTTGGTGATGGACTTTCAGAAGCCGTTGGACTTGCAACTGGTGGTTATGTAAAGACTACAGGTATTGCAATGCTACACCCTAATGAAGTAGTTGTAAATGATGTACTTACTCAAAGATTAGGTGCTTTCTTAAATGACTATGACATGGCTAAGTTTAATAGCTCACCTTTAATCACTAATGATGTTATTGCAACGGATGACTATGCAGAGCGTGAGGATAATGTTCTTATTCCCCCTACTCCTATTCCGTCACCTGAGGATGATGACAATAACTCTGATGGTAACAGTCCTATGAGAGCTTTGGTAAATAACTCTGTAAATAATGTAGAAGATAATAGCAGTCAGTCTGAGGATGATAATTCCTCAGATAACAGGGTAATTTTTGAAAGCGGAAGTGTTGTAATTCAAGTTGGAAATGATTGTAAATTTACTGAGGCTGAATTACTCGCAATGTCTGATAAACTTATGAGTATTATGGCACGTAAATTACAGTTAAGACAGCTTCAAACAAGAAAGTAAGGTGATTAGTTTTGTATGAAGCAAGTATAAGAAATAGTACAAGTACAAGGGGAGCAACCGTTATTAACAATAAAAAGAAATACTCCTCTGGTGCTAAAACAAAGGGTTATATAAAGAACAAAGTAACAGGCAAAACAAAATCATTCTTATTTAACCCCTCAGAATTAACCTTTTCAAGAGAAGCTACATACTCGGAGACTTCATCTCCAGGTCTTAGCTATCCCCTTACTCAATATGTAAGGGGAAATCTCTTAACATTCAGTTTACCTCTTTATATTTACGACAAACCTTATTCAGGTCTTGTTGCAGAGTGGGAGACTTTTCTCAATAGTTTTGTACCTCCCACAACAAATAACAGTAGTTATACTAAACCTAATGACCTTATGGTGTGTATGGGAAGTTTTATTAGAGAATGTGTTGTGGAAAGTCTTGAAGTCCATTATACAGACTTTAATGCGGCACTTAACCCTACAGAAGCTACTTTTACATTACAGTTAAGGCAGGTGTGATATATGGCAGTATTTGCAGGTTCAAGATATTTGAAAACACCTATTTATGCCCGAAAAGGTCAAGCCTTTATATTCAATGTACGTAACAAGATAAAGTTTAATCAGGACAATGCTACTTATTATACAGTAGTAATTGGAGATACTATTGATGGGATAGCACTTAAATCTTATGGTAATCCACATCTTAGTTGGGCTATTCTTGATAGTAACCCACAACTTATGTCAGAACTTGACCTAGAGGCAGGTTCGAGTATTCTTATTCCACCTTATGAGGAAGTGGTGAAGTACTGTGAGTAGTGCTACAAGTATTTACTGGGAATTAAAAGTCAACAATATTTTAATAGATGGGGCTAAGAGAGCTTGTATAAATAGTATTGAATTTGATGAACTTTGTGATGGGTCAGATACTTGTACATTACAAATTACTGACCCCGATTTTCAGTTTATAGAGGACGACATTTTTATTGAAGAAGCAAGTATTTACTGTAGATTTGGTTTTAATGAGGACACTTTCAGAAATGAATTTACAGGTTATATCTCAGCTGTCGACATAAGCTTTCCTGAGGAGGGTTCTCCTACATTATCTATAACTTGTTTCGATAAATCACATTTAATGAACAGGTCCAAAAAAGAGCGTTCTTGGGACAACGTTACACGTGCAGATGTGGTAAAAAAGATTGCGGCAGAGTATGGGTTCAATGTTGACCTTGAGTCTAATTACACTTTTGCAGTGGTAGACACTATATCCCAAAGTGATAATACTGATATAGAGTTTTTAGAAAGCCTTGCAGGAGAAGAAAGAGAACCCTTTATGTGTAAGCTTGTAGGTAACACTCTTATATATAAGAAAAAAGGTCTTTTACAAGAGCCTAAAACAACTTTAGGTTATAAAGTATATCCTTTTGATGTCCAAAGCTTTACTCCTCAAATTACTAAGGAAACTCGTCAGGAAGAAGTTACTTCTTCAAATATCAGTACAGAAGACAAGGCTTATGAAACTTATACTGCGACTGACGGAAATACAAGTCGTGATGTACAGGGTGAGTCTGTTAAGACTTCATCTACTGCGGCACTTAATGATACCTCAGTAAGTAAACAGGACACTTCAAATAGAGTTTACAATCCTGTTACAAGAGAGTGGGAAGTAGGATGATGAATTATGGCTATTGTAATTAACTCAGCTTGGGATGCACAGCAGTATTATAAAGAGAGAGAAGAGGCAAGAAAACACATAAATTCTGCCTCTGATGCTCAATATTTTTATGAAACATATGGTGGAAATGGATACTTAGGTAAATGGGGTTCCCCTACAAGACACGCAGGACAATATGGTTACACTTATGACGCTGCTACACACTCTTGGAAAAAAGTATCTATGGGGTTTAATACAAAAAGCTTCGACTTTTCTTTCAACTCCTCGTCTTTGAGTAGTGGTGTAGGGTTTTCAGGAGGTAGTGGAGCAGTATCACAATCAGGTGTAGTAAACTCTGAAAGTGATGCGGCTACAGACAGTAAAACAGATGCTGAAAAGGAGTACATTGACATTGAATTTAATACACTTACTGGTGATTGCTCTGTACTCCCTACTAAACAGAATATGAAACTTAAAGTTGGAAATACTATAAAAATGCTAGGTGTTGGTAAGTTTCTGTCAGGACTTTACTTTATATCTGAAATAAAGCGTACTATAAGTAATGATGGAGCTTATTCAATGTCCCTTGTACTTTATAAGAATGGTTTTGGTGACAACCTTAAGAGTACATCAAACTCAGTTACAACAACTCCTGCTAATAATGGAAGACCTACTGAGGTTGACACTACAAAAAATGTTGTTACAACAGCTATTAAAGTGGGTAGCAAAGTCAAAATTGTCGGAGATGCAATTTATTCAAATGCTCATGAGGGTGTGAAAGTACCTAACTGGGTAAAACAAGAAGAGCATACAGTTGATGCTCTAAGTGAAGATGGTGCAAGAGCAAGACTAAAAGAAATTTGGTCTTGGACTTATGTTAAGTACCTAAAACTAATATAAGGAGGTCAGTATGGCAGAAACAAAGTTTTATGGTAAGTATCGTGCTAAAGTTGTTGATGTGAATGACCCTGAAAGACGTGGACGTATTCGTGTTCAGTGCCCTGCTGTTTTAGGTATTTACAAAAGTGCTTGGTGTGAACCTTGCATTCCTTATGCAACAGATTTTTCAGGCGATTACTATGTACCACCTGTTGGTGAAGCAATCTGGGTAGAGTTTGAAGAGGGAGATGTTGATAAGCCTATTTGGAATGGTGGGTGGTATAAAATAGACAGCTCACCTCTTCTACCTGAATCTAAACCTGAGGACTACAGGTTTATCTCTTTTAAAAAGTCCATATTAAGAATGGGCGAGAGAGAGTTTATATTTGAACTCCGAAATGGTGATGACTCATATGTATTCAAAGTAGACCCAAGCACAGTAATAGGTCTTAGTTGGGTGGGTAGTCTTTCAGAAAATGATTGTAACACTTTGAATGACTATATAGCAAATAGTGAACTTATAATGGTACAAGTACCAGAGGCTATTCAAAGTATAAATGATTATATTTCTGAAACGGTGCAACCATTCTTGACTGAATCATACCCTAAAGACTGGAACACCCTTTATGAAACTAATCTCCCCGAAATGCTTAATAACTTGTACACTGAGGTGCAGACAGACTTAACTAATCTTGATAAGTCCTTAAGGGAATACATAGAGGGTATTGTAAAAGAGTTAGAAGACCTGCTTACTGACTTAGATAATAGGGTTAAAGCTTTAGAGTCAGGAGGTTCTACGGAATGAAAAATGGATTTAATGGAATAAGTTTTCCTTTTAGAATAAGTGGTACAGGTGGAGTTCAGATGAGTTCGACAGATGTTTTAGATGTACCACACATTGTTGAAGCTATGGAACAAATACTTCTTACAAGACCTTATGAAAGAAAAATGGAGTATCATTTTAAATCTGACTTAGACACCCTTATTTTTGACCCTAATGACATTAGTGCTAGGAATATGGTTGCTTATCAAATTAAACAAGCACTATCACAGTTAGAGGATAGAATTGAGGTAATAAATGTTATAGTCACTTCTGAGGGTTCTTCAATATATGCAACAATAACCTTTAGGGTGCTTATGTATAATACAACTTACAGTAAGAAGATAAAGGTTGGTGATGATAATGGCAAGACTTCCGATTAGTAATATGGATTACACAACAAGAGATTATGAGGGTTTTCGTACTCTTATGATACAAGAGTTACAAAAGAGAATGCCGGAGTATACAGATACAAGACAGTCTGATGCAGGTATTGTTATTTTGGAACTCAATGCTATGTGTTTGGACATACTGTCTTACTATTTAGACAGTATTGCAAATGAGTGTTTCTTGGTAACTGCTGAACAAAGGAGTAATATCTTAAAGTTCTGTAAAATGCTTGGCTATACACCTCGATATGCAACTTCTGCACAGTATTCACAGATTTTTATTAAGACCTCTGCTGATACAGAGGTGATCATTCCTCAGGGAACTAAAGTAAAGACTTATAGTACAAACCCTGACAATCAGGTTTATTTCACTACTCTTAAAGACCTTGTAATACCTAAGGGTGCTTTAGGAAATGAAGTAGATAGTGAAACAGGTGAGTATTTATATGCTGTGCCTGTAATTCATGGACTTTATGTCAACAATGAGGTATTAACTGACTCCTCTAATGGTGAAGCAAATCAGACTTACAGGTTAAATTATGCCCCTGCCCTTATTGATGAGAATTTTAAGGTGTATGTAGCCGATGCTCAAAATTCAAGTGAACTTTGGAGAAGAGTTAAAAGCTTTGCAGGTTCAGACTCTTCAAGTAAAGTGTATACCGTTGAAGTAAATGACTATAATGAAACAAGTGTTGTTTTTGGAAATGACATTTTTGGAAAAGCACCTAAAGATAGTTCAATTACTTGTAGTTATTATGTAGGTGGTGGAGAATCAGGTAATGTAGGTATAGGTGCTATTAAAGAGATGGAAGACAACATTGCTTCTATTGCCTCCACTCAAAATGTTGAAATCCTTAAGACGGGATATAATCAGGAGACTGTTGATGAAATAAAAGTCAATGCACCTATAGCACATAGAAGTATTTGGGGAGCTTTAACTTGTGATGATTTTGCAGGAGTACTTAAAGTTTATTTCCCTGATGTAATAGATGCTGAAGCTAAGAAAGCATCAGAAGACTGGACTAAACCTGAGGTAGATGACATAGAAATTTATGTACTTACTCAGGTAGAAATTGAAGAGCAGATAAGACTACAGGAAGAGCGTGAGTCTAAATTCTTTCAACCACTCACTGAGGACTTCTACAACAGTTCTGAGCGTTACTTAAGTCTCATGGGAGACCCCGATAAAGACAACGGAATAATTCACCAGTTTTTTAATTCTGACACTGATTATGTTGAAATTGAATCTGGAGAGGGTCTTGACTCAGGACGAAAACTTGTGGGAATGCGTGACATTTATCTTAAACACGCAAATTTTGCAGGACTTAATATTGAGTACACTTTAATGGTTAGAGATTATTATGACAGGGACTTAGTGTCTAAACAGATTGACAACTATATTTTTAATTACTTTGCGTTAGGTAACATTAAGTTTAATCAGGATATTTCTTTACAAGACCTCATGTATGAAATAGTTGATAACAGTGGTATTGAGGGTATCAGATACTTGTCATTTACAATTTTTGGAGATAAAGATGAAAATGGAGAGATTCATAACGATTTGTACTCATTCATTAGTCATGACTTGTTAATACCCGAAATAGGGACACTCTTTGTACTCACTGGTATAAGCAGACACTTCCCTGAGGTAGATAAGAAGTCTAATGGAGGTGGTACATTATATGGAAACACCTAAAAGCACAAACCCCTCAACAAAAAAACTCTTAGATAAGTACCATCTGGTTGAAAATCACATTGACAATCCTAAGTTTATACCTTATAATAATACTGAGGGTGAAGAGGTAAGTCCCCTTACTGACTTTATGTACTATTCTAAGCTCCCTGAGGTTTATCGCACTTTTGATAAACCTTTGGGTTATCCTCTTTATAGATACTTACAGTCACTTTTTAATAGTGGGTATGCTGTGCTTGCAAATAAACTTGCGACAGAGGGTTATGACAGTTTAAGTGACAGTGAAAAGGTGAGTATTGGAGGTATTGAAAATCTTCTTGACTTGGTAAATCCTGAAACTTGTCCTAATAAATTCTTACCTTATTACTGTAGAAGCATGGGTATTGATTGGTTTCCTGACCTTGCAAAATTAGGACTTAAAGATGCAAGTGATAATTCGGATAATACTAATGACTACTATAATCGAACTTTTTTATGTAACATTGGTGAGATTTATAGAAGAAGAGGTACTGAGTCCTGTGTAAAGTACATTGCACAACAACTTACAAGCATGGACGTGAAACTTAAATATGAGCGTGTGTTTAATGAGGACTTGACTACTAAAGCACGTATTTTATGGGTTGAAGTACAGGCAAATACTATTGAAGAAATTACTAAATTAAGTGTTGCAACCCCTGTAATTAAGAGGTATATTGATACTCAAATACCTTATTATATTACTACGGCGGTTTTATATGTCTTAAGAAATTCCACAAGTGCTAATAGGTATAATGGAAACTTTGTAAGAAGCACCATTAGAAAGACTATTAAATGCAGAGATGAAAACATTAAGACAACAGTTGAAATTAAAGCAGGTAGACAGTTTGGAAATGTTCAATCCAAATTGATTGAGCAGGAAATAAAACCACAAATATAAGGAGGTAATTTAAAATGGCTAATTGGAAACAGGAGAATACCATTCTCACCAACATTGGTCTCACAATGCTCTCAAAAGCACAGGTAGGTCTTGGTAAATTGGAAATTACTAAGATTATTGCCCGTGATACTGTAAGCACACCGGATGAAAATAAGCTCCTCACAGGCTCAACCCTCCCTGACACTAAACAGTCAGCGGTTTTATTGAGTGCTAAAGGCGCAGTTATTTATCCCGATAATAGTCAAAATGCTGATGCAAGTCAGATTACTGCCAGATTTTCAAATGAGACTGTAGGAGTAGGACAGTCATTTAAAATCAGGCAGGTTGTGGTATTTATGAGACTTACTGAACTTGCAGACAGTGATGAAGATATGGGTGAAGTACCTTATATGGTAGCACAGTCCGAGGGTGAAGATGACTATGACTTTATGCCGGAATTTAGTGTAAACCCTACTGCTATTAATTATGACCTTTATATTCTCCATTCAGGTGTTGCACAAATTGACATTGCAGTAAAGACTGCCGGATATGTTGATGAGGACACTTATAATGAAGAAATTACAAATATTTGGAACACTATTAATAGCATTACCACTAATGGTGTAGGACAGAACACTAACGGTATGACGTTTGATGTGTGGACACCTCAATACACTGCTGATGATGACCCCTCAGGTGCAAGAAATTGGTCTAAGTCAACTGACACAACTCAAATTGCAGGAACTAAGAGTGCAGAACGCTTTAATAACTATGCTGAAAATGACAACATAGCTGTAGGTATTGGTTGTCATGTTGAGGGTGGTGGTAATGTAGGTATTTCTAACCAATGTCATATTGAGGGTGTAGATAACCATTCTGGAAGTGATAATACATGGGGTATACATATTGAGGGAAGAAGAAACTTTGCTACAATAGGTCGGTTTCAGCACATTGAGGGTGAATTAAATCAAAGTGCAGGTTATGTTACCCATATGGAGGGTCAAAAGAATAAGGCTATAAATACAAATTCTGAGAATGTAGGTATGCTCCATGTTGAGGGTGTAAATAATACAGTAAATGATGGTACAATTCACCATGTTGAGGGTACAAACAACACAGTAGACAAAGGTAATGTACACCATGTTGGTGGTAATGGAAATTCTGTATCAGGTTCAGGTGATTGCTGTCATGTAGGTGGACGGTCAAATATTGTTTCCGATACAGGAGAAGCTCTAGTATTAGGAAGAGAGAATATTGTAAGAAACAGTAATCAAGCTAACATGACTGGTTACAAGAATGTGATTGTAAACTCTGTTGGTGCTTCTGCATCAGGAACTGTTAATACAGTTACAAATTCTCAGAGAGCCAACGTAACAGGAAACAATAATACTGTTAATAATTCACGTAGTTCTACAGTATCGGGAGATTCAAATACTGTTTCAGATAGTTGCTTTGAGAGCAGTGTTTCAGGTTATAGCAATACTGTTACAAGGTCTGAACATTCTATCATATCAGGTCAGAATAATATCATATCTGATTCAAATAATACTATAGTATCAGGTAGAACAAACCAGGTAACTCAAAATGTTCACAGTTCAATAGTCAGTGGTGCAGGTAATAACGTACATAATGACGACCTTGCCTCATCAATATCAAATGCCTTGTTTGGTACAAATGGCATTCTTATTGATTCAAGTGAGGTAATTATGTCGGGTAATGGTAATAGTGCTACACGTTCTTTTTGTTCTATTTTATCTGGTAAAAATAACTCTCTTATTAAGAATTCATCATCTGATAGTACGTTTAGTTCAGAGCACAGTGTTATTTCAGGTAATGAAAACACTATTTCTCAGACAAGAAATTCAATTCTAACTGGTAATAAAAACACCATATCTGACTACACACCTAATGGGATTTCAGGTGAAAGATTCCCAACTTGTAACATAGTCACATCAGGAGAAATAAATACAATATATGGACTTTTCTCTTCTGTAATCACGGGTTATAATAATAGCATTACAAATATACATGATTCAGTTATAGGTGGTAAAGGTAACACAATTTCAAGTGAAGTGTTAGATATTGGTACAAACTGTGTTCTCTGTACTGGATTTAATTGTACTGTTAATAACTCAGGTCATCCAATGTTTGTGACAGGTTCTTACAACACTATAAATGGCAATAACTCATCTGTAATGGGAAGCAACAACATTGCAACAGGTTACGACCAAGTTGTAATGGGTCATTACAATGTTGAAGACACTGAAAATAAATTTGCACTTATTGTAGGTGGTGGAGCTAAAAATGGTGAAAATGTTGCAAGAAAGAATATACTCGAACTTGATTGGGAGGGTAAACTCCATATAACAGGACTTTATGTTTCAAATATTTGGAATGAAGATGGAACGGGTACACTTAATGCATGGAATATTGCTGATGGAACTGGTGTTGGTGCTATTATTGCTAATAACATTGCAGAAAACAAAGCATCTGGTCTTTACTCTTTTGCTATTGGAAATTTGACTGAATCCTCTGCAAACTATGCTTTCTCCACAGGTAATGGTTCTAAAGCACAAGGTCAGTCAGCAGTAGCTACTGGTGACTACTGTGAGTCTTCTGCTGATTACTCATTCACAACAGGACATTTAGCCAAGACTAAGAGTGTTTCCTCACAAGCTATGGGTCACAACGTATCTATTGATGCCTCAAGCGTTTCTGCGTTTATATGTGGATATGAAAATAGTGCATCAAATGCTTTTGCAAGTTTCACCTCAGGTCAGACTAATACTAACCAGTCAAACAGAGGTTTCATTGCAGGAGGTCAGGGCAACGTCCTTAAGAGTGAAAACGGATTTGTTGCTAATAAAGGAAATAATGTTTCAGGTAATAATAACTTTGTTGCAGGTGTAACAAACACTGTTACAAGTGGTGGTGTTACAGTGTTTGGTGAGAGTAATGAAATTACTGCAAGTTCTGGAATGACTGGTTCACTGTTTACTGGTAATAGTAACTCAGCTAAGTCTGGAATTGTTGAAGCAACATTTATGTCGGGATATAAGAACAAGATTAACTCTCATTCTGCTCATGACTTAATTTCAGGAGAGAGTAATACTATTTATGATTCTGAAAGTAGTGTTATTTCAGGTTATAACAACTCCACTTATGCTTATCATTCTGCAATTGTAGGTAATGGAAATCAAGTTTCAGGCTGTAGAGATATTGTAGGTGGATTCCAAAACCATGTAGGTAAGTCAGGTCAACACGATACTTTTGGTATTAGCTGTGTAGTATCTGGTACATCTAATCAATGTGCAGGTAGAAACAATGTTCTTATAGGAGAGGGTCTTAAAGACTATTATGGAACTGAGTTTATTGCAGATGCTTTTAATACTAACAGTGCCTTTTTTGGGTATTACAATGATGACTCACAGGAAACACTTGAAAATAGTGTGTTGACTGTTGGTGGTGGAACATTCACAGAAGCAAGAACTGTAACACGTATTCTCAAAAGTGGAGATATTCACACTGCCGGAACTGTTTCAACTAACGGTGCTGACCTGTCCGAGTGGTTTGAGTGGAAAGATGGAAACAAACTTAATGAAGACAGAAGAGGTTTATTTGTAACCTTAGATGGTGAAAACATTGTCCTTGCTGATGAAAATACTTCTTACATTCATGGTATTGTTTCTGCAAGACCTGCCTTAGTAGGTAACAACTATGAGGACTCTTGGAATAAGAAGTATCTCACAGATGTGTTTGGGGCTATTATTTATGAGGACTATATTGTTCCTGCTGAAACAAAAACAGTTGTCAATGAAAATGGTGAAGAAGAGGTAATTATAGTTGTTCCTGAAAAAATTGAACAGAGACCTATGCTTAACCCTGATTATGACCCTAATGAGGTTTATATTCCGAGAAGTAAGAGACCTGAGTGGTCTTATGTAGCAAGTACAGGAAGACTTGTAGTTATAGATGATGGAAGTTGTGTAGTTAATGGTTATTGCAAACCTACAACTGGAGGAATTGCAACAACATCTGATAAAGGTTTCAGGGTTATGAAACGTATTGATGATACACATATTTTCGTTTGGATTGATAGAGCAATAATCTTTTAATGATTATAAATGACTTAAACATAGCAGAAACATAGTGATACTAACAGTAGCCTAAGTTTCATAGAAAGGAGGTATCACTATGTTAAACTTTATTAAAGAGTACTGGTTAGAGTTCATTTTCTCAACTGCATTAGCAGGACTGTCAGTCCTATTGAAAAAATTGTATTCCCGATTTAAACAGGAAATACTTACTCAGAAGTTAATAAATCAAGGTATGATTGCAATACTTCATGACAGGATTTATCAGTTATGCACTGACTATATTAAACGTGGTAATATCACAGTTGATGAACTTGAAAATTTGGAGTATCTTTACAAGAGTTATCACAGTTTAGGTGGTAATGGGACTGGAACAGCTTTATATGAGCGTTGCAGAACTCTTAAAATTGAGAACGCTTAAGGAGGTAGAAGTATGGATGAATTAAACTTAATGAATTTACTGCTTTTCCTTGCATCTCAAAACAGCTCAGGTGGTAGTGGTGGAGGTGGTACTTCTGTATACATTCCCAACTGCTCCATTGATGAGAATGGTGACCTTATTGTCACACTTTCTGATGGGACTGTAATGAATGCAGGTAAATGTAAAGGTGAAGATGGTGTTGACGGAAAAGATGGAGCTGATGGCTCTAATGGTAAGTCAGCTTATGAAATGTGGATTGATGCAGGTAACACTGGTACAGAAGAAGACTTCCTTAGACTTTGACTTTAATTATTCTGCAAATAATATTACTGAGGCTATTGGTCTTGAATCTGTTCCTGTTGGTGATTACTATACTGCTTGGACTGCTTCCAGTGATAACAGCCAACCGAAAATTAGTTCTATGATAGTTATGTAGGAGGTGCTTGTATATGAAATCTATGTCTGTGATTAAAGTTGGAGAAGTGTATAAAGGAGTTTTAATGTGTAAAGCAAGTGAATCTTCTGCACTTTCTACTCCAACAGTAACACTTGATGACGGAAATGAAATTACTATGACTGATGGAAGTGTTGTCATTGAAGTTGATACAACTGCCCGTCATATTCTTTATGATGGAAAGTGGTATAAAAACAGTAACAATTTATAAGGAGGTACATTGTTATGAGTTTCTTAATGAAAGGTATTGATGTCTCAGTACATCAGGGTAACGTAAACTGGGAAGCTGTTAAGACTGGAGGAGTTGATTATGCTATTATTCGTGCAGGATATGGTAGAGAACTCTCTCAGAAAGACAAGCAGTTTGAAAACAACTATACTGGTTGTAAAGCAAACAATATCCCTGTGGGTGCTTATTGGTATAGTTATGCCCTCACTGTTGAAGATGCAGTAAGAGAGGCTAAAACTTTCCTTGAAGTGCTTAAGGGTAAGACTTTTGAATTTCCAGTTTATTTTGACATGGAAGAGAGAAGTCAGTTTGACCTTGGAAAAACAAAGTGTACTGAAATTGCAAAAGCATTTATGGACACTGTTGAAAAAGCAGGTTATTGGGTTGGACTCTATATGAGTACTTCTTACCTCAATAACTACATTTCTGAGGATGTTCGTAAGAGATATGCTGTTTGGGTTGCACAGTATAGCTCTAACTGCACCTATAAAGGACAGTATGGTATGTGGCAGTATGGTGTTGCAGGAAATCCTGACTGGGACACAAAGAATGTAAAGAGCGTTTATGGTGTTTCAGGACAGTGTGATGTTGACTTTTGCTACATTGACTACCCGACATTGATTAAAAACGCAGGACTTAATGGATTTAAAAAGTCAAGTCAGTCTACAACCACAAAGCCTGTTGAGGACGAAAAGCCTAAGTACACTGTATATACAGTAGTAGAGGGTGACTGTTTATGGGACATTGCAGAAAAGAAGCTTGGTAACGGTTCTCGTTATATCGAAATTAAAAAGCTCAACGGACTTAAGTCTGACACAATCTATGCAGGTAATAAACTTAAAATTCCTGCAAAGTAATTACAAGGTATTTTGACAGTATAAGGGAGTAGCTATTTACTACTCCCTATGCTATATTAAAAT